AGGCTCTTGGCCAAGTCCTTAAGGTTGGCGCTCGACTCCTCCTGCTTGTACTTCCTCAAAGCGTCAATCAGGGCCAGGAACGGGTTGCGCCGCTGTATCTGGTCGGTCACCTCGTCGAGCTTCTTGCGCAGCACGTCCATATCCTCTGGGGCAAGGTCAAGGGTGGTGAACTGCGCCTCAATCCGATCCCTGAGCTTGATGAGCTCTGAGGTGGTCACCTTGTCGAGGTCGCTGAATAGCGCCGTCCAGTCCGCCGACTGCATCAGGTTCTCGGTGGCCAGCGATGACAGGGCGCGCGCCTGCGCCTCGTTGAGCCGTTGAACCAGCTCCTCATTATTGTTCTTTGTTGCCTTGAGCCGCTTCTGGTCAAACTCGGCTATTATGGCATCCTTCTTCTGCTCGTAGCTGCGGTACTGAGCCAGCAGCTGCTCATACTCAGTGTCGCCCGCGGCGGCCACGTCCTGATTGAATTTCGTGGTGCGGTTGGTCATAGTCTCCTGTATCTCGGTCCGCTCCTCGGGGTCGGTGGCCTTCTCCAGCTTCTTACTCAGCAGGGTCATATCGTTGGTGTACTCCTCCTGTAGCCTCAGCTTGCGCGATAGGTAGGTGCCGTAGGTGGCCAGCAGCTGCCGGGTTTGCTTCTCGGCCTCGTCGGCGGTGTTCTGGTTCAGCTCATCGAGTAGCCCCATTTTGGCCGTGCCCAGCTCACTATTATCACCCTCCAGCTTCTTCTTTTCCTCATCAATCAAGGCGAACTTCTCCAGCACGCTCTCGGCCATATCGAACTGCCGCTTGAGCGACTTCTCGTACTCCTGCATCGCCTTCTTGGTAGGGTCGTCGCTTACGCTGCTTACGCTTTTTGTTCGCCTCTGATCCAGCTTCTCCAGCAGAGCTTCCTGCTCCTTGATCTGGCTAAGTAGCGAATCCTTCATCTCTCCAGGAGCTGCCTCCTCGTACTTCTCATTTAGCTGGTTAAGCAGCTCACTAACGGCCTTGATGCTGCTCTTTATGGTGTTGTTGTTTGATAATCCAAGACTTGCAATAATCTCCTCCTCCTCCTTCTGAAACTTTAATCTCATCTTGAACACATCGTCTGCCTCTTTCTCTAGCTCCTTTTTCTTCTCTTTAAGTCTTACATACTCTTCGTTATCTACCTCATCATACTCCCAAGTATCAATAACAAGTACAGATTTTTTAATCTTTTCAGGAGTTGTTTCCAATGCCAAATCGATCTCGGCAATTTCCTTCGCCTTCAATTCAAACGATTCCTTAGCCGCTACGGCCTTCGCCCTTGCCAGCATCGCCCTAGCAAAGCCTCCCGTACCATCAACCAGTAACTTTTCTGCATCTGCCACCCCGTTAACCGCTGCCCCTAACTCATCAAATGCCTTCTTGTTGTCGCGAATAAACCTCTCCTTGGCCTCCATGCTATCTCCCAGCGCCTGCCACTCCGCCGATAACGACTTAACCGCCGCCAATGGCTTATATGCAGCCTCCACCACCGCCTTATTGAACTCCTCCTGCTTCTTGCGCGCCTCGGCCTGTCGGCTCACCAGCTTGTTAATCAGGATTATTGCCCCTGTTATGGCTACCGATAACCCCAGCGTAAGGGTGGCCATTAAAGCCCTCGCGGCCACTGTTGAAACGCCCATCGCCGTGGCCACCTTCATCTCGGCCACCGCGAGCATCTCCTTCACCTTGGTGAGTATTACTATGGAGAAGTAGCTATCCTTGTTCAGCGTTTGGGCCACCTGCTGCAACCCAATGGTTATACCCATCAGCGACTGCACCTTGAGCATTATCTTCTGTAGGTTCTCGTTCTCGCCTGCAAATAGCCCTATAGCCCCCTGGGCTGCGGAGAAAGCCCCAGCCATCCCCGATACGGTGGAGATGATGCCCTGAAACAACTTCTCATCGTTTGCCATTACCCTTGCCTGTTGGGTGGCGTCGTCCATGGCGTCCTGCAACCGTCCAACCTCCTGCTGTAGTTCCCTGTAGGCTTCCGAGCCGCGAAGCCCCGCCTGCTCCATTCTTATAAGCTCCTCACGGGCATTGCGTAGCTGGGTGCGAAAAGAAATTTGAGCCTGTTCATTTTTCTTTACCTCGGCCTCCAGCATGGTGAGCGCCTTGCGTTCGGCCTCCAGCTCAGCGGCTACCTCAGCGGCTTGGCTCTTCAGCTCAGCTTGCGCTTTACCTGGAGCCATTTTGTCAATTTCAGCATTCAGCTTCTTAAGCTCACCCTCCAGCTTGGCGATCACATCCTTCTGTATCTTGATGTTCTCGGCGGTAATCCTAAAGGTGTCATCCACCTTCTGCCCCCCCTTAACCGTTTCGTCGGAAAAGCCCTGTATTCGTCGCTTGGTCTCGTCAATAGCCTTATTCAGCTTGTCGTTGTCAAGGCTCGATTCAAAGTGTAGTGCCCCATCCTCTGTGTTCATCACATCATCGTATTTATATGGTTCATAATGTTTTGGGCATTCTCCCTGTTCAATTTCACAGCATTTTTACTATCGCCCTCATCCTCGTAGTCGTAGGATGGGAGGTCAGAGATCATGCGCTGAACCACTGACCACGCGATGCCATTGTGTAGGTAATCCCACGTCCACCCCAGCTGGGCACAAATGGCCCCCCTGCGCCCGTATGGACTCTTTAGGCCTTTCTGCCTTCCTCTACCAGAATCGGCATCGTTGTCCGGGCTGCTGACATCAATCTGATAGAGTTCGTAAAATCCCCCAAATTGCTCATCGTGCTGATGAGCATCACGTAGTCGAACAGCACCGAGGGCCTCACGTTGTGAAAGAAGAGGTCGGTTAGCTCGTTGAGCCGCCTGTCGTCGTAGGTGTACTTCACCCTTGAACCCTGCTGCTCGGCTTGCACGTAGTCCTGTCCCAGCACGGCAATGGCCACTATCCTAGCCATACGGCGGCTATGCTGCAACGCCATTCGTTTCGCCTCGCTCACGCCCTCCTCGGTGCGCATCTGTTGCTCGTCAATGCGCAGCTCAATCTGCTCAGCCGATAGCCTGTCGAGGGTCGATAGGGTGGGCTCGTGCACCACAAATCGCATTCGCTCCACCTTCTTAGTGCCTTTCCTGAATAGTCCAAGGAATCCCTTGGGCTTAACCCGTATGGGCACATCCACCTCAATGGCCATTCCCCGGCCTATCATCCGGTTGAGCTCTTGCCGCTCCTGTTCTAGCCTTTTTTCGTCGGTCATAGAATTTTTGGTTTTAAAAAAGCCCCGAAAGTGTTGTTTCCGGGGCTTTCGGCGATGGTAAATAGTTGGTTAGGGTTATGCTCCTGCCTGCGTTACGGGCACGTAGGCGGTCAGCCCGTCGGCCACAATGGTAACGATAGCCGTCCTGCTCTCCGAGTTGGTGTTGGCCGAAACCTTCACGGTAACCACCTTGAGGTTGCGCGTTACGGTTAGCCATTCCGCGTTCGATGGGGCAGCGGCGTAGGTCACGTTGCCGCTCGATGTGGCGGTGATGGTCTTGCCCGAGGAGTCAGCCGCAGCGGTGAAGCTCAACGACGTTGGATCAACGGTTAAGCCCGATGTTCCGTCGTAGGCCTGAATTGGTTTGCCCTCAGTTACCGCCATAGGGGTAACAGTGAAGTCCACCATAAATAAGCCCTTGGCGCTCATATCGGCGTTGATCACGGCCTCGATGTCCCCATTGGGGATATCGAGCCACAATCCCTGCTCCGACATCACGCGTATAGCCTTGTTAGCCACAGCCTCACTGCCGTCGAATCCCCACTTGGGGGCTCCCTCTGTGCCTATGTTGGTACCCCCAATGTAGCTGATGAGCATTAGCACATCGGGATCCATTATTGAGAAAGTCAGCACGGGCATGTTTTTGGCCTTTTTTCTCACCTTTGGGGCGGCCTTCCCCTCCTCAAAATGCTCGGTAATTTCCGAGGCGGCTTGCGCCAGCTTGCAGGTGTCCTTGTAGGCAGCACCGATCTTAGCCATCGAACCGGGCATTACCCCGTTAGCACCAGCGGCGCCAACCTGTATCTCGACCAAGCCTAAAGTTATCAATGATCCCATTTCTTTATGTTATTAGTAATCAGTGAATAATCCAGTTAATTCTTATGTTCACAAAATGCTGTGAGATATCTGCCTCCCTTTGGGTGTTCTGGCTCTCCACCACCATCTTCATGCTTGGTAGCTTAACGCTTCTAACGGTACTCAGCACTATGGCAGCAATAGCCTTAAGCCTAGCCCTATCCTCCACCTGCTGCTGCACCCCGCCAATGGTCACCGTGCGGTCCGGCACGTGGATGTTGATGTTCGATGTGGCCAGCTGGGGCTTAAACTCCTGCGTCATGGCGATGGTGTTGATCACCACATCCTCCTTATCGGAGTTCAGCGGCCTTTGGCCTAGGTATACCCCACCGCTCAGCTCGCTCACCAGCGTGTGGTTAGCCCTGAGTGCCTGAAAGGCAATGGCCTCTATGTCGTAGGTCTGCTTCATCGCTATAATGCCTTGTTCATGTTACTTACCAGTTCGGAGAGCATCCTGGGTAGCTGCTGCTGCGCCAGCTGCTCAGCTGAGGTCAGCACGTCGCGTCCCTTCGCCTCAAGGTATATGGCGTAGTTCATACCCGCCACCACCACCAGCACCAAGCCCTCGCCCTGATACCTGTCGCCAATCTTTTCGGCCACTATCCTTCCTGTAGCAACCCCCTCGGCACCCTCCTTCACCTGCTCAAAGCTCTCGTGAATAGCCACCCCGTCGTTAAAGATTGTGTAGCCAATGGAGCTGCGTAGGTTGCCCGTTTGGTCGGTAAATCCCACGCTGGCGGGTATTTCCCTCGCTCGGGTTATGCACATCTCGCCCAGCATTCTCAGCCTGTCGATTTGCCTTCTCTCAACCACCTCAAGGAACTTGTCAAAACGCTTCTGCACGTCGGCCTGTGTGAAGTTTGGTTTTATAGCCATAGCCTGCTGTTCATTTGCCCTGGGGAGAAGTTCAGCACTTGCCCCTTCACCCTTAGGCTGTTGCCAATCTCATCGTTGCACACCTTAACTTCGGTTGCTGGGCCAATAGCCTGAACGCTCTTGGGTAGGTACACCGTCGATGCGAACACGATGGCTTTCCCATCAGGCCCGTTGATCTGCCTACCCGCGCCGTTGGTCTCCTCCCGGCAATTGCCTCTATACACCCACTCGTCAACCGGATTGCTCCAGTTGCCGTCATCATTCTGCGCGGACTCGCTCACGATGTGAACGAAGAGGAAGTGGGGGTACTGCTTCACGGCCATACTACCAGTAGTTTGAACGGTTTCTGATTTGGGGTTTTAGCGCGTTGGGTTTCCCCAGCTCGCTGCACAGCGACTTGTACCACAGCTTCACGGCATCCATGTTCCACGACTGCGAGTAGCCGCCCTCCGACACGTTCGCCAGCGGCAGAATGGCCGAAAAGGACTTATGCATGGCCACCTTGCAGGCCTTAATATCCAGCGAGCCGTTCAGCTCGGGATTCTCAGCCACAATGATGTCCACGTCGTCGTCCGTTAGGCCGAACTTGGCGAGGGTATTACTCAGGTAGTCGCGATTGGTTGCTATTGCCATATCTCACTAAAGTTTAGCAAGGGGCTACGCGAATAGCCCCTTGGGTAGTTTACTTATTCCAGCTAGTGCCGCTGGTCTGCATCAGCACGGAGCGACCAGCCAAGTTCCACGCGGGGAACAGGTTGGCAATACCCTCAGTCACCTCCTTTAGGGGCGATGCCTGCGAGTACTTCTGCACCATGGTGTGGCCGTTCATAGCCTTAATCGCCTCCGTCTTCACGTTCATGTCGATAGGACGCTTCCAGTGGGTTTTACCCAGCACCTTGCTCTCAGAGAACAGCACCACGTCGTCCTCGAATGGGTTGCCAGTGGTACGGCTACCGTCGGGGAGCTCTATGGTGATATCCTGATCGATGATCACGAGCTGTAAGCCTTTCAGCTTCACAGTGCGAGCTAACAGGGAGTTAACATCCTCCAATGAGGGCAATGATGGGATGTTAAGCGCGTTGCTCACTAACGAGGCACACATATTAATCACTTCATTGGTGGCTACCAGCTTCTCCAGCGTGTTCGGGTTCATGAACGCGAACTTGTAGCTGGCACCAATGGCCTTACCAATCTTAATGGCCTCGGGAAAGTCCTTGGTGATGGGTTTAGCCGAGGCGGTGGTAGCCCACGCGGTGTTCACACCAACCTTATGGGTCGATGGCATCTGGTAGTCCACGTTGTACTCGGTTACCACCCCGTGGTTGTTGGCGTTGGTGAATGCCACCTTACCAAGCGAGATCTGCCTCAGGGCGATCCACTCCGCACGGGCGGCCACGCCGTCCCAGCAGTACTTGGTATCCTCTGCCCAGAACTCCACGATGGCTCGCAGGTCGGGGTTTTGGCTCGCCATGGCCAGCATAATATCGTACTCAGTGAGCTCATCCTCCAGCTTCTCACGCGAGATGGCTATCTTAGGAATATCACCCTGAATACGGTTGATGGCCTCACGGGTCTTCCGTGGGATGGTTGATCCCCTCGACACGAGGTCAGCGGCGATCTTCAGTCCCGCCTGACCCTCCAGCATCTTCCAGGTAAGGAAAGGGGTTTCGGTCAACGGGAATAGCGTTGGGTAGTAGTAGGGTTTAAGGTCGTAGGTGTTGATCACGGCCTGCATATCCTTCTCGTTCAACCCCTGCATTAACGTCTTTTGCATAGCTTATTTTCCTTTCTATTGGTTAAGGGTTAAACATACTTGATTCCAGAGAGCTGCGACTTGATCGCACTGGTGATCACTGGACCGTTAGCCTCTTTCACCACTGCGATTAGCCAAGCGTCCACAAACAGGTTATCGTTGGCCACCACGTCGTAGTTACTACCAGCAATGGCAATGGCGTCGGCCTGCTTGGTGATGGTATCAGCAACTGCGAAATCCTTCACGGTAGTACCGTTCAGGGCAGTTACCACCACCAGCACCTCGTCGTCAGCCAAAGCCTTAGCGTTGGCCGTACTAATGGTGATGGTGTCGTAGCCGTCGTTGCCCCTGTCGATGTTGGTGATTAGCTTGCCAGTCATCGAGTCAGCCCCGATGCCAGCCACATGGTCACCCACGGCAAGGGTATGCCCCTTATCCACCTTAAATGATGTGGCGTCGGTGGCGCTCACTGCGCCCTGCACTACTGCTCCGTGTTGTACGTTGTTATTCTCGGTAACGGTAACCAGAATGAGCTTAGCGCCCTTAGCGAGGGTGCCAGAGAATGCCCCGGCAAGGGTTACTACATCCTTGTCGGCGTTGGTGGTCTTGTCAATGGCGGTGATGGTGGCGTGCATGGTAGCCCCCTCATCGGCGATCTTGTCGCCCACCTTGAAGTGGTGGCCCTTGGCGATCTCCAGCGAGGTGCCGGAGCTGTAAGCGGTTACCACCTTCCCGGTCTTCACCACGTTGTACAGGCCGTTGGAGCCAATGCACAGGGGGGTTCCCTCCTGGAGAGCAGCACCGCCTAATGTCGCCACGGATACTGTTACACCGCCGGGGATGTCCGCCAGCCGATGTAGGATAGCCTTATTCACCCGGCTGTCGCTTTTGCGTTCGATCTTAAGCATGGTTGCTTTAATTTTGTTGGTTTAACATCAGATTACACTTCCTTGCCTGTGAGGGTATTCTCGGGCTTTGTCTTACTCTCGATGTACGAGCTCACGGCGCTCGAAACGCCATCCTTGTTCGGTGAACCCATAATCGGCTTGGTTTGCCCGGCAAGCCCCTTGTCGGCCAGCTCCTGATTTAGCGCGGTGATGTCC